TTAACCGGCAGGTTGTTGGTTCGAGTCCAACTCGGGGAGCTTCCGGCCCTCACCCTTCGGGGTGGGGGCCTTTTCCGTTTCGCCGAACAGATAGCCGACAGTGACGTCGAGCTCATCTGCAAGGTCGGCGATTTCCTGCGGCGCGAAGCCGCGCTGACCCTTGAGCTTCTTGCCGAGGCCGCCGGCGTCCACGCCGATGCGGTCGGCGATCGCCTTCAGTGTGATGCCCTCGCGCCACATCAGCATGTGCACGCGTTCGCCGATCTCGGCGTCAAGGTCGCGCGAGGCGGTCTTTCGCTTGGTTGTCTCCATAGTCGCGATAGTACTACAAATCAGACAAACGCGACAAGTACGCATCGCGAGGCGCGAACCGTCTTATTTGTCTGTTATGGTGCCTTCATGCAGACAAATAAGACGGATTCGTCTCAATTGCTTAGGCCGTCGGAGGCGGCGGCGCTCCTCGGTGTGACGACCCGGACTCTGTTGCGCATGTCCGAGCGCGGCGATGTGGCCTCGCTTGAGCTGCCGAGCGGTCACCGCCGCTATCGGTACTCCGACATCGACGCGCTGATCGCGGACTGATGACCTCCCCAGTCGCGGATCCGCTACCGCGCGCAGTGCTCATCGAGATGCTGCGCGAGGCGTACGACCGGATCCACGTGCTGGAGCGCGAAGCCGACTACTGGTATGCGCGCACCTTCTACAGCCGTGACGAACTCGAGCAGATGTATCGCCGAGCGTCACGCGGTTTCCCCACCAGCGAAAGTAGCCCCTCATGAACACCGACATTCGCCGCGCGTGGCTTGCCGCCGACGCCGCAATGAAGCAAGCGAACGTGATCGAGACCCGCCTCAACGCCGACGAGCGCCTCGGCGCGCTCGAGATGATGACCGCACTGCGGCGTTCTCTCGGCATCATCGCGCTCGCACTCTCCGACGCGACCGAGAACGTCGACGTGCCCAAGCCGCCCGCCTACATGACGGCCCCGCCGAAGTCGGCCGTCTCCCACGTCTCCATCGACTCCTTCACACCTGAGGAATGGAACGCCGCGTCGCGCAAGGTCATGGGGGCCTTGTGATGTACCCCGACGACTACATCGACCCCGCGATCGGCCTGCCGTTGGCAGCGGCCCTCTGGATCCTCTATTTCGTGATGCGAGCGAAGGTGAACAAGCAATGACGATGATCGACCAGCGCCGCGAGGCCATGCTCGGCGCGACGATGCAGATCAAGGTGTACCTGCCTGTCGAGACGTTCCGCGAGCTCGTCGGCCACGCCCGCGAGCGCAACATCGAAGTCGGCGAGCTCGTCTCGCGCCTCGCAGTCGCATCGATCAAGCCCAAGCCCACGGCACATGCGCCCGTTCCCGAGGCACAGAAGCCCGGCCTCGCAGGCCCGCGTGACCCCATCACGCCCGAAGTGCTGTTCTACGCCCTCGACCTCCGCAACAACACCAGCATGACGTGGGAGCAGATCGCCGACAAGGTCGGCTATTCCCGAGGCGGTCTCTACGTCGCCATGAAGAAGGCCGGCCTGCGATGAACACGAGAGACATCTACCAAAACATGTCCGAAGAAGAGCTTCTTCGCGCCTATCAAGCAGCCGAGGCGCGAGCGAAGAAGAACCTCCTTGACGGGTATCGGTATCTCGCGGCTGACCAGGTGCGTGCCGCGCGCCGTATCTCGAGAGAAATCGTGAGGCGGCGCCAGGGCAAGACGAGCCTCCTTGATCAGGCGCGCCGTGCTGTTCAGCGCTACCCCGTGGCGGCGATCGCGATCACGTTCGTGATCGGTATCGCTCTGGGGGTAGCGCTATGAGTACGCGCAAGCTCACCGTCGGCGAGGTCGCCGCGCGCTTCGGCGTGACGCCGGCTACCGTGCGCCGCTGGGCAGACCAAGGTGACCTCGAGTGCACCCGCACCCTCGGCGGCGCGCGCCGCTTCGACTCTGACGAGATCGAGCGTGCCGCGCGCAAGCAGCAATGAGCGTCGGATCCTCGCGCGGCGCGGCCTGGGAGACACTGCGCCTCACGGTCCTCGATCGCGACGGCTGGCAATGCGCCTACTGCCACAAGCACCTCGAGGGTAGCGACGCGACCGCAGACCACATCATCCCGAAAGACGCCGGCGGCGCCGACGAGCTGGATAACCTCGTCGCCGCGTGCCGCCGTTGTAACGGCATCAAGAGCAACCAGATCGTCGCTCGGATGCCGTGGTACAACCCCCAATGGCTGGAGTCCATGCCATGACCTCGATCTCGCAGTTCATCAACCCCGACACCGAGAAGCTCGATGCGACGCTCATCGCCGACTACGTCGCGCACGAGCCGACCATCCTCGGCCGCGGTGTCGATGGAGACCTCTACGAGTACCGCGAAGGCATCTTCGTCCGCTCCGAGAAGGTCATCACGCAGCGCGTTGCAAAGGCCCTCGGCGGCCGATACTCGACCAGCGTGCGCAGTCAAGTCGAGGATCACATGCTCAACGTCGAACTGCCCGACGTTGGCCTGCCAGACCTGCCCGCTGGCTACCTCGAGTACATCGTCGTGGAGAACGGCATCTACTGGTGGCGCGACGACCAGCTCGAGGACCACTCGGCCGGCCTCGGCGCGCTGTCGAAGCTCCCGATCGAGTTCGACCGCGGCGCGATCCCGCACACGTTCATCGAGTGGATGAAGCAGGTCCTCGGCGACGACGAGGACATGCACCGCCACCTCTGGGAGGTCATCGGCTACATGCTCATGACCGGCAACCCGCTGCAGAAGATCTTCCTGCTCTACGGCCCCGGCGGCAACGGTAAAGGCACGCTACTGCGCCTGCTTCGCCACCTGCTCGGCCGCAACAACTACTCGAGCATCTCGATGCACCAGCTCGTCGATGACCGCTTCGCGACATCAGGCCTCTACGGCAAGATCGCGAACATCTCCGGTGACCTGTCGGCGCGCTTCCTCTCCGACCCGCAGGTGCTCAAAGAGATCACCGGCGGCGACTCGATCAACGCCTCACGAAAGTTCGGCCAGTCGTTCGAGTTCGTGCCCTACGCCGTGCCGATCTTCGCGTCCAACGAGTACTTCCGCACCTCCGACAGCTCGAGCGGCTGGCGCCGCCGCTGGGAGGTCCTCGAGTTCACCCGCAACGTGATCAGCGGCACCGCCTTCGATGAGCAGGCCCTGCTCGATGATGCCCCGGGCATCTTCAACTACGCGATGAACGGCCTGCGCGACCTCATGCAGCGGGGCCGATTCGACCCGCCTGCCAGCGCGCAGGAAGCTACCCAGCGCCTACACGACGAGGCGGACCCCGTCATGATGTGGCTCGATGACGACGAGCTCGTCGTCACCGGCCCCGACGAGCTCGCGCCGCGCGCGGACATCTACAAGCGGTACGTCAAGTGGTGCCGCTCGAGCGGCTACACGCCCCTCGCGGTCGGACCATTCGGCAAGCGCCTCGCGCAGGCCGGCTACGGATCCACCCGCCCCCGCTCGGCCGGCGCACGCTCGTGGCACTACACGGGCCTGTCGCTGGCCAGCTACGGCTGGGACGACGAGGAGTGATCGTGGCCACGAGCGTGCGCGGTCCAGGCAGGCGGCCGCCCCGCGCCCCCTCGCCCCCACGACTAAAAGGCGCTTCGCGCTCATACGTGGCATGTGGTCCAGGTAGCAGGGCGGTCTGGTCTAGGTGTGGTCTAGGCACGGGCCAGGCTCGATGCCTTACGAGAGTAGGGCGGTCCAGGTGGTCTAACTACTTCCTACCCCTACATGTTGGGGGAAAGAGAGTAATAGATAGGGAACTCGCCTGGACCACGTGGACCAGCCTGGACCGCGCGCCGACCGCGACCCGCTTTTCCGGGGCGCCCCCAAATCACCCCGCGCCCAATTTTCCGTTTTCACACAAGGGCCTCAAATATCCACGAGAAGCCCTGATCAGCATCGAATACCGAGAGGATCCGACGACATGACCGCCGAAACTTCTGAGACGCTCGAGCCCGGTCGTTGGGTCCAGTCCGTTGACGAGTTCGAGGCCGCGGCGACGTGGCTGACGGGCGTGGACCAGCCTCAGCTGATCGCGCTGCGCTCGATCGCCGAGGCGCTCGATGCCGGATCCTTCCAGGCAGCGCTCATCTCGCAGTTCACGCTGATCCATCGCGGCCTGCTCGCTCGCAAGCCGGGGGAGAAGGCCGGCGGATCCGGCGGCGGTGCGGCCTATGACACCGCGATGGACTTCGGCGTGTGGAAGGCGGACGCATGAACGCGCCCGAGCCCACGGTCTACGCGCAGCCGTACGACGACATCGCGCCGTGGCCCCCGACACGCTGGACCGAGCCGCTCGCGCCAGATTTCCCGAGCGCGTTCGATAGCTACCGGGCGCTGTTCCGCGTCGTCTGGTTCGCGGCGTTCGCGTACACCCTCGAGGTGTGGCAGGAGACGCTGTTGCGTCACGTGTTCGAGCTGTACCCCGAGGGGCACAAGCGCGCCGGCCAGCTGCGCTGGCGTCAAGTCGTCGTGTCGCTCGGCCGGCAGAACGGCAAGACCGAGATCGCGTGCGCGGTCGCGCTTATCGTGTTGCTGATGAAGGCGCGGCCGCTGTTGATCGGCATCGCCTCGACCGTCGACCAGGCGAACCTGATCTACCAGCGCACGATGTACGTCATCAACCAGAGCCCGCGCCTGCGCGCGAAGTTCGCCGCGACGACGCGCACGCGCGGCATCCGCACGCACGACGGCGGATCCTACGAGCTGAAGGCGAACAAGTCGGGGGCGCTGCAGGGTATCCCGCTCGATGCCGGCCTCGTGGACGAGCTTCACCTGCTGTTGCGCGAAGTGTGGGATGACCTCGTGAACGGCCTCGGCGGGCGCGCGAACTCGTTCGTTTTCGGCATCACGACGGCCGGCAACGACGACTCGGACCTGCTGCTCTCGCTCTACGCCAAGGGCGCCGAGTCGATCGAGAACGGCGGGGCCGGCCGCGTCGCGTTCTTCTGCTGGGAAGCACTCAACGCGCTGATGCCCGACGACGACGACGAGCTTGGCCGTGAGCTCGCCCGCGCGAACCCGGCCGTCGCGTGCGGGCGCGTCGACCTCGAGACCACGATCGAGGACGTGCGCTCGATGCCCGAGCCCGGCGCGATCCGCTACCGCCTCAACCGCTTCACCGGATCCGAGAACGTGTTCATCTCGGGCGCGATGTGGAACGCCTGCCACGACGACGTCGCATGGCCGGCGGGCGCCGCGCCGATCTTCGTTGTCGACCGCACGCCCGACTGGTCCTACGCATCGATCGGCGCGTTCACCAAGCTCGAGGACGGCCGCATCTACTGCGACCTCGTCGCCTCGTTCGTGCGCCCGGCGCTCGAGCAGCTGGTCGATGCGTGCGTGACGCTCGCGAAGTGGAACCCGACGACGTACGGCATCGACGGCTACGCGCTGCGCGACCTCGGCCGCGCGCTCGAGGACCGCGGCCTGCCGGTCACGTTCGGCACGCAGGCCGATGCACTCAATGGATCCGCGCTGTTCTACAGCAAGGTCAAGCAGAAGCTCATCGTGCACCCCGGTCACGCGCTGTTGGCGATGCAGATACCGAAGGCCGTGCGCAAGGACGTAGGCGAGGGTTTCCGCGTGTCGCGGGCGAAGTCGGGGCAGATCGACGCCGTGATGACGCACGTTCAGGGCGTGCTGTTGGCTGACGTTCAGCGCGATACGAGCCTGCAGATCTTCTAGCTATCAATCCTGGGCAAACCTGCCCATAGTGCGCGATTCCTCACTCGCGCGACTCGAGCGCCGCGGGGGATCCTCGGGGGCATGGGGTTCAGAGAGTGGTGGACAGGCGAGCAGCACCGCGCCGAGGCGGATGCCCCGGACGTGGTGCCGCCGTCTGATCCGTCGACCGCGATCACCGCGCCCTCGCGCGACGAGATCGGATCCCGCGGCGTCGCCTCGCGCGAGGCGCTCGGCCTCGGCGCCGTGTTCCGCGCCGTCGACATCCGCGCGACCGCGCTGCGCCAGATCAGCTTCGACCAGAAGCGAGGCGGCCTGATCCTCGAGGACCGGCCCCGGATCCTCGACAAGCCCGATCCGCTCGCGAGCCGTCGCGCGTTCATCGAGATGACCGGCGTGAGCCTCGACCTCACCGGCAACGCCTACTGGCGCCTCGGCTACGCGCCCGGCGCGATCAAGGGCATCGACAAGCCCGTTACCGCCGAGGTCCTCAACCCGAACGACGTGCTCATCGACACGAACTCGGCCGGCAACGTCACCGGCTACCGCCACCGCGGCAAGCAGCTCGGCGTGTACGACGTGAAGCACCTCGCACGCCTGCGGATCCCCGGCACGCCGTATGGGCTCGGCCCGATCCAGGCGGCGCAGGTTGAGTTGCGCGGATCCCTCGATGTCGCGAAGTACGGATCCGAGTTCATCTACAACGGCGACGTGCCGAGCGGCACGCTCAAGAGTGACCAGCGCCTCAGCAAGGAGCAGGCGGACGACGCCCGCACGCAGTGGGAGCAGTCGCGCGGCGGCAAGCGTAGCGTCGCGGTCCTCGGTGCCGGCCTCGACTACAAGCCGATCTTCCTGTCGCCGAAGGACGCGCAGTTCGTGGAGTCGCAGCAGTGGTCCGTCACGACCGTGGCCCGCATCTTCGGCGCCCCGCGCTCGCTCATGCTCGTCACCGACGGCGACAGCCAGACCTACCAGAACGTCGAACAAGACTGGCTCGGTTTCGTCCGCTTCGGCCTCGCGGGCGTGCTCACCGAGATCGAGGACGCGCTCACCGACCTGCTGCCCCGCGGATCCGAGGCCGTGTCGAACACCGCGGCACTGCTGAAGACCGACACCAAGACGCGCTACGAGACGCACAATCTCGCGCTCGCGGGCCGCTGGCGTACGCGCCGCGAGATCCGCGAGATCGAAGGTCTCTCGCCTGAGCCCGTAGGCGGCTGGGACGACGAGCCCGCATCAGAACCGGAAGAGGTAACGGCATGACTGTGAACCTGGATGAGCCGCAGACACGCGCATTCGAGGCGCGCGCCGCGGCCGAGACCGAGGCCCGCGAGATCAGCGGCGTCGGCGTGCCGCTCGATGACGAGACGCTCATCTTCCGCGGCTTCTACGAGTCGTTCGCGCAGGACTGCGTGTTCGAGGGCATCGAGCGATCGAAGCTCCACTACCGACACGGCGAGGTCATCGGCGTCGTCGCTTCCAATGAGCGGGCCGCCGGCTCTCTCAACGTCGTCACGCGCGTCTCGCAGACACGCGCCGGAGACGACGCCCTCACGCTCGCTCGTGACGGCGCGCTCGACTCGTTCTCGATCGGCTTCGTGCCCATCGAGTGGGAGCAGCGCGACGACGAGGACGGCGTGCATGTCCGACACACCAAGGTGCGCGTCAACGAGTTCTCCCTCGTGCCGTCGCCTGCCTACCCCAACGCCACCGTGACCGAGGTGCGCGAACGCACCCCCGAAGGGAACAGCATCATGACCGACAACAAGCCCGACACGATCGACGGCGAGAAGTTCGCCGCCGACCTCGCACAGCTGCGCGCCGACCAGACCGAGCTGATGCGCATGATCGTCGCAGGCCAGACCCGCGACGCCGACGGCGAGCAGACCGGCGAGCGACGCTCTGCCGGCGCGATCCTCCAGGCGCTCGTGAACGGCGACGAGGCCACGCGCGACTACGTCAACACCGTGATGGAGCGCGCCTACACCGGCGGCACCAGCGCCGACAGCCCGATCAAGGACGCATGGGTCGGAGACCTCACCCGCATCTTCGATTCCTCGGCTGGCGTTCTCTCGGCGTTCTTCGCCGAGGGCGTGCTGCCCGACAAGGGCATGAACATCGAGTACGCGCAGCTGAAGTCGAACACCGTCACGGTGACCGAGCAGGAGAATGAGGGCGATGACCTCGCGTTCGGCAAGGTCGTCCTCGAGGCCAAGACGGCGCCCGTCAAGACCTACGGCGGCTACACGCAGCTGACGCGCCAGCAGATCCTGCGCTCGACTCTGCCGATCCTCGACCGCTCGCTCGAGGCGATGAGCGTCGCCGCCGGCGCACGCAAGAAGGCCGTCCTGCGCGCCGCCTACCTCGCGCTCGTCACCGCGCGCACCGCCGAGACCGACGGCACGCTCGCGCTCGGCGCGACGCTCGCGACCGCGACCGCGTACGACTGGACCGACCTGATCGTGGATGCGGCCGTGAAGTTCGACACGCTCGCGCTCTCGCTCGATGGTCTGCTCGTCTCGCCTGACGTGTTCAAGAGCCTCAACCGCCTCGAGATCGACGGCCACAAGGTCTTCCGCGTCGCGAGCGAGAAGGACCTCATCGGCTCGCTCGACCTGTCGGCGATCTCGGGCGACCTCTCGGGCGTCGCCGTCATCGGTGACCCCGGCCGCACCGGCGAGGCCGCCGAGTTCGCGACGCGCCGCGCCGTGCGCCAGTACGACTCGGCCGTGACCCAGCTGCAGGACGAGAACATCATCAACCTGTCGAAGGACTTCAGCGTGTACCGCTTCGGCGCGACCGCAACGGAGATCCCCGAGGGCGTCGTACCCGTCACCTTCGGCGCCGGAGCGTAACCATGAGCACGCCCGCGATCGAAGCCGACGAGGTCACCCTCGAGTGGTTCGTCAACGCGCGCACGGCTCCCGACGCGCAGCTCGCGGCGTTCGCAAGCGACTGCACGGCCGAGGCCGAGGCGCTCGTCGCGCGTCACGTGCGTGACGCCGACGTGCCCGAGGTCATTCGGTCGCGGGCCGTGCTCGAGGTCGGCGCCGACCTGTTCTACCGCCGTGCCGCACGCAACGGCGTCGTGCAGTTCGGATCCGGCGTCGAAGCGGCAAGCGTCGTCCGCATCAACCGCGACCCGATGACGCAGGCATATCCACTGCTCGCACCGTATCTTCCGATGGCGTTCGCATGAGTACCCGAGAGCGCGCGATCCTGCTGCGCGACGACATCGAGGCCGCCTGCGACGCGGCCGGCCTCGACCACGTGCTCGTCACGATCGACCCGCTCGAGGCGGGCGCCGGCTACACCTACGGCGCCGTCGTCGTGCTGCCCCCGAAGCTCGAGTTCACCTCGTGGAACGAGACCACCGAGACGTGGACGGTGCACGTCGCCGCCGGGCCGTGGGACGACATCAACGCCGCGTGGGACACCCTCGAGGGCATCATCGGGGCGATGCGCGCCGCGGCGATCAACCTCGCCAACGGCACCCCCACCCCGATGCTCGTCGCCGACGGCGAGCCGCCTATGCCCGGCTACGAGCTCGAGCTTGTGCCGGATCCGATCCACGACATCTAAGGAGCCATCATGGCTAACGCACTCGGCCCCGGCACGCTGACCCTCGGCGAGACCGGCACACTTCGACAGTTCGCAGCCCACACGACCGCCACCTCGCTCGTCCCGTCGTATTCCGACGGCGACGTGCTCGACCTGCTGGACGGCTCGACCGAGCGCGAGCAGGACGAGGAAACGTGGGCACTCGAGGGCACGATCCGACAGCAGCTCGAGACCGACGCCCTCGAGGACTGGTGCCTCACGAACGCCGGCAAGGAAGTGACGTTCACGTTCAAGCCCGTGAACAGCGTGACCAAGACCTACACCGGCACCTGCCGGATCCGCGCCGTGAACATCGGCGGCGACGTGAAGACCAAAAACACCTCGGACTTCTCGTTCCCGATCATCGGGCGCCCTGAGATCGAGTAATCATGGCCGAGCACTCGCGCAAGCCGGGCTTCACCCTCAACGGTGCATCGAACCTCTCGCGGACGCTGCGCCGCGCGGGCGTCGACATCCGCGAGCTGAAGCCCGTCAACCGCGAGGCGGCAGAGATCGCCATGAAGCGTGCCGGCACCGAGGTGCCGAAGCGCAGCGGCCGACTCGCACAGACCCTGCGCGTCGGCGCGACGAACCGCGCCGGCGTCATCAGGGCCGGCAACAACCGCGCCAACGGGGGAGTTCCCTACGCGGGCGCGATCCACTGGGGTTGGCCCGACCGCGACATCGCGGCACACCCGTTCATCGCCAAGAGCGCTCGCGAGACCGAGCACAAGTGGCGGCAACTGTACGAGCGATTCTCCGAGCAGGCGATCGCAAAAGTGAAAGGCAAGTGAGATGCAGGAATACAAGATCGGCCTGTCTGACGGCACCGAGTGCATCGTGCGCCCGACCCTGCTCGACAAGGTCGGCGCCGAGACGTACTTCCGCGCCAATAAGCGCTTCGGCAGCATCGCCGACAACCCGTTCCGCTTCAACGCCGTCCTCGCCTGGTCGGCCGGCAAGCGCGCCGGCCACTTCGACGTGTCGTTCGATCAGTTCCTCGAGGGCACGAACGCCGACGAGGTTCACGCGATCGACGTCGACCCGTACGAGGCGGACGACGCGCCGGAGGTTGAGGGCCTGGGGGAAGACACCCCAGCGGATCCGCTCGTGAGCTGATCTGCGCCCTCGCTATCGAGACCGGGATCGCACCGAGCGCCCTGCTCCGCGAGGACCCCCTCGATATTCACACGATGGTCGGCATCCTGACCGATCGAGCAGCAGAAGCACAGTCCCGAAGGAAGTGAGCTGACATGGCCGGCAAGACCGCTATCCTCAGTGTCCGCATCGTCGGCGACGCCACCGAGGCGTCGAAGGCGTTTCGCGAGGCTGAGAAGCGCGCGAAGGCGATGCAGTCCACCTTCGAGCGTGCTTCCAAGGGCGCGGCGGCGGCGCTCGCGGGCCTCGCCGCGACCGCGTGGCATGTTGCCGGCGTCGCGAGCGAGGCCGAGCAGGCGGCCGGCGCTGTCGAATCGATCTTCGGTGCCTCGTCCGACGCGATCCTCGCGTACGCCGAGGACGCCGCGCAGGCGGTCGGCCTGTCGGCGCAGTCGTACAACGCTCTCGCGAGCGTGCTCGGCGCGCAGATGGAGAACATGGGGCTCGCGGGATCCGAGCTCACGACGCAGACCGACACGCTCATCGCGCTCGGTGCTGACCTCGCGGCGACGTTCGGCGGCACGACCGCCGACGCCGTCGAGGCGGTCTCGAGCCTGCTGCGCGGCGAGCGTGACCCGATCGAGCGCTACGGCGTGTCGATCACCGAGGCGTCGGTTAAGGCGCAGGCGCTCTCGATGGGCCTCGGTGACCTGTATGCCGCGGGCGATGCCAACGCGAAGATGCAGGCCACGCTGGCACTGCTGACGAGCCAGACGAGCGCCGCGCAAGGCCAGTTCGCGCGAGAGTCCGACACGGCCGCGGGCGCGCAGGCACGCGCGACCGCTGAGTGGGAGAACGCTCAGGCCAAGCTCGGCGAGGCCCTGCTGCCAACCCTCGTGGAGCTCGCGGGCATCCTCGAGAAGGTCGCGACGTGGGCCTCGGAGAACTCGGAGACTGTGCAGGCCCTCGCGGTCGCGCTCGGCATCTTCGCGGCCGCGCTCGTCACCGCGCGCGCCGCGCAGATCGCGATGAACATCACCATGAGCGCTAACCCGGTCGGCATCGTCATCACCGCGCTCGGCGCCCTCGTCGCCGGTATCGTGCTCGTCGCGACGCACTGGGAGGACATCAAGACGGCCGCTCAGCCCGTCCTCGACTGGCTCAGCGACGCGCTGCAGGCCGTGGTCGACTGGTTCAAGGCGATCGGCGACTGGTTCGCGAACGTCGGTTCTTCCATCGGAGACTTTTTCTCGGGCGACTGGCTCGGCATTCAGCAGACCGCGACGGTCGCATACCAGGCAGACACGACCGCTCTCGCGGGCGTGTCTAACCTGTCGGCGACGATGCAGGCGGTCTCTGCGGGCGTGCCGTCGCTCTCTGCGATCACCTCGCGCATCGCGCCCGCCCGCGGATCCGCTGCGCGCTCGGCCGGCGACACGTACAACGTCACCGTGAACGGCGCGATCGACGCCGACGGCACCGCCCGCACGATCGAGAAGGTGCTCAACAAGCGCACCGGCCGCACCGGCAAGACCACCGGGGGCACCCGATGGCGCTGACCGACGCACCCGAGATCCGCATCGACGGCGAGGCCGTGTCGTCGTCGTGGCGCGACACCGGCCGTATCGGTCTCGAGGGCATCAAGATCACGTGGGGCCGCTCGTCGCACATCGACCGCGCCAACCCGGCGCAGCTGTACTGCGAGATCATCGACCCGCGTGCGCACCTCAACGGCTACCAGGCCCTCACCGGTAAGCCGATCGAGGTGTGGCGCGCGGGCGATGACGTGAGCCCGGCCCGCCGCATCTTCAACGGCCGCGTCGATGACTACGACGTCGAGATCCGCTGGATCTCGGATCCGCACACGTTCACCCGCCGCCGCGTATGGGTCCTCTCGATTCAGGCGAGCGACAAGCTTGCCGAGCTCGCCAAGGCCGTGCTCCCTGGCCCCGGCGTGGTTGACCTCGTCGTGCAGGCGGCCGGGCCGGCTTACTGGGGATACCTCGAGCGCCTTGCAGTTGACGGCTTCGTGCGCCCCGCGCGTCACGTCGTCGCGATGATGGAGCAGGGCGCCGATCAGATCGTTGACGCGATCGACTGGAATGACCCCTACGACGGCATGGAGATGGTCACGCGCCTGATCCCGTGGGGCGAAGGCAAGAGCATTCTCGATCTCATCGAGGGCACCTACGCGATCCACCCGCTCGGCTACCCGATCTACGAGCCCTCGAGCAACGCGGTCCTGCTCGGCAAGCCCGCTGTCGGCCCGGCCGTGAAGCTCGCCTACGAGAGCAACGTGATTAACATGCGCGTCGGCACCGCCGGCTACGCGATCCCCGCATCGAAGATCGTCGTTCCCGACGGGTACAAGGCCGCGACCGGCGCCGACGAGTCGATCGACATCGTGCAGGTGACGCAGACCGCGTTCACCCTCGGCGACGACACCGACGGCGGCCTGTTCTCGGCCGAGTACAAGACCGTCACCGAGCACGCCGTCGACGGATACGACGGCTCGCTCGTCGGCCGGCGCGAGCACCGCATCGAGGTCGACCTGCTTGCCGCGTACGAGGATCCAGCCAACCCCGACCCGGACCCCGAGACGCCCGGCGGCGACTACGAATGGCCGTTCTCGCTCGACTACGTCACCTCGGACTACGGCTGGCGCACGGCGCCCTACGAGGGTTTCCACGCCGGCATCGACTTCAGCTATGCCGGCATCGGCGGCGCTGCCATTCACCCGGTCGGCGCTGGCACCGTGTCGCTGATCCTGTCGGTCAACGACGGCTGGCACGGCTGGGGCAACGGCGTACAGATCGACCACGGCGACGGCCTCAAGACGGTCTATGCGCACATGGTCAACGCGCCGAGCGTCATCAACGGCCAGGCCGTTGAGAAGACCACCGTGCTCGGCTACGTCGGCAACACCGGCAACTCGTTCGGCAACCATCTTCACCTCGAGACGTGGCTCAACGGCCAGCACATGAACCCGCACAGCTGGATGGACCTCTACGGCCATGAGACCGCACCAGCGCCGATCGCTGGCGAGGGTGACATCGGCGAGCGGATCGCCTCGGAGACCGCCGACGCGCTGGCACAGCTGCGCGGCGCGGCCGTCATGCCGACACTGCGCCTCGACTGGCGCAACTTCGACTACGACTACCCGATCACGTACGGGTGGCTCGACACGTCGTGCAAGCAGGTGCCGGTCTACTTCCCCGGATCCGTGTTCGCCGACCTGCTCGACATCTCGCGTGTGCACCAGTTCATCGGCGGCACCCTCGTCTACGCCGACGGCGGGTGGACGCATGACCTCACTGCAGCGCCCGCGCTCATGGCGAGAGCCGGCCTCACGGTCGCCGAGCTCGTCACGACCGACCCGCCGCTGATCGGCCAGTTCGCCGACGACATCTCGATTGCCGACCTCGGCAACGTTCATGAAGGGATCCACTAATGGCCGGCATCACAGAGCACGGTATCCGGTACCCCGACGGCGCTAGCAAGGCGAAGAACCTCGGCCCCGAGCTGGAGACGTTCGCGAAGGACGTTGACAAGCACATCGATGACCGGACGAGCGCCGCCGGTCTTCAAGGTCTGGTCGAAGATCTCGTACCGCCGCTGGTCAACGATCTCGTACCGCCGCTGGTCGAAGATGAACTCAATGACGCTAGCATTGCACGCCGCACGGACCCGGCGTACCCCTGGATGACTGTCGGGGATCCTCTCGTCTTTTGGAAGGATCAGAACGGTTTCGGAACGTTCCTTGAGGCTCGCCGGTCGGACGGGGCACCCACGCCTCAGTCGGCCACGCTGATCGCTCGCGTGCTCACCGAACTCGGATTCAATCTCACGGGTGGCGGCTCCACTGATCCAGGCTCACCTTCTGACCTCGCCGGCCCCATCGTTTGCGCAGGCGACTCGCTCACGGCGAACGACAACTGGGTACAAGTCCTGGCAGATGACACGTTTATCAACACCGTGGACCTCGGACAGGCGGGGCAATCCTCGACCGAGGTAGCGTTTCGACTCGGTGCGCTCCCCGTGAAGATGACTGTGAGCGGGAACACGATCCCTGCGTCGGGAAGTGTCGACGTCATCGCGCTCGACCCTGACGCTACCTGGAGGACCACTTCGGTTCAGTGGTACGTCAAGGGTTGGCTCGCTGGCGTGTACGGCACATATTGGTTCCGCTCGGCGTCGAACCTTACCCCGCGCTTCGTCCGAGACGAAGCGGGCGACTCAGTCCCTTGCCCCGCTGGGACTACGTTCGTCGTCGCCCCGGACGTCCCTCACCGTACGGGCGTCGGCTTTGAGCGCATGCCCCTTATCTATTGGTCGGGTCGTAACAACATCGACAACAGCGCCGGGATCCAGCGCGACGACACGGCCGTGATGAGCCACTTCACGGGTCGCAAGATGATCCTCGCGGTGACCAACGGGACGAGCGAGACATCGAACACCCAGAACTACGCCAAGATTCGAGCGATCAACACCTGGCGTGCCGATAATTGGCCCACTCAGTTCTGGGATGTCCGGGAGTGGTTGGTTCACAAGGCGATTTATGCGATGGGCCTAACCCCGACATCTGAGGACCTCGCAGCCATGTCGCTGGATGCACCACCGCCTCAAATTATGTCCGATGACATCCACTTCAACCCTGCGTGCTCTACGGCCCTCGGGCACGAGATCGCGTTCCAGATGCGAAAGCGAGGTCTCTAAATGGTTGCCCACACGATCCCCCAGGCGATGAGCGGGTCGCCGTTCTACCGGCCTGCCCCGCTGCTCAATCCGTTCCCGTACAACCGCATTGTGCCGGGCATGGCACCCGACGCGCTGGGATCGCCGATCACTGCTATACCGACTGGGCCGGGCTCCACGAACCCGTCGATCCCGGCCGTGGTGGGCGACCCCATTAAGCGAGGCTCGGGCACGGGCTTCAGCTTCGCGGAGCTGGACGGCGTGAACGACGCGTTGAGCGTATCGACGGATCCTAATTCCCGTGCCGCCGCCACGATCATGATCGTGGCAAGGCTCAAGTCGACAGCGGGCTTCCAGACGATCTTCTTCAACGGCCCCTCGGGGGCTAACAGGTGGGACCTCACGCTCTTCGATGCTGGCCCGAACCGGCTGCGATACGTCTACTCCAGCTCGGACACGACCCTCGCGACGCATCCGTGGATCCCGGATACTGACTGGCACGTATTCACGGTCACGCGCACAGCATCGACGGTGAACATCGGCGTCGACCTCCAGTTCTCGCCCACGCTCGGCATCACGACCGATCCCTCTCTCAGCACTATCCGGGTGGGGCAGCGTCGAGGCTCGGGCGCCCAAAGTCAGGCAATCGACATCGCAGAGGTCATAGTTTTCCCGACCCTCGCCGTTAGCGAATTTCGCGTGGCAGAGGTAAAGAACCTGATGGCCTACTACGGACTCCGCTGGGGAGATGACGTAAAGCCATGACCGAATACGTAGACCTCGGCCACGGTCGCGGCTGGGCATCCGCCGAGGCCGCGGCATCGATCCGGCGCATCGACGCCGCGCTCGGCCACGAGATGCAGATCACCGAGGCCGGCCGCTCGGCCGAGCAGGCGGACGCGAACCACGCCGCCTACCAGGCATACCTCAACGGCACCGGCCCCTGGGCACCGCTCGCGTTCGATTCCAAGAACAGCGTGCACTGCTGGGGCAATGCGATCGACACCGACGAGGGGCAGCAGCACCTCGAGCTACTCGAAGATCACGGCTGGATCCGCACCGTGTACCGCGGCGGTGTGCTTATCGAGCCGTGGCATTTCGAGTACGCCACGACCCGCGACAACCACTACACAACTGAAAGTGAGGACGACATGTTCACCGAAACAGACCGCGCCAACCTCGAGTTCATCAAGAACCAGCTCGGCGGATCCGGCAGCCGAAAGACGAGCGCCCGCGAGGACCTCGACCAGGTTATCCGCAACCAGGAGACGCACTCGAGCGCGCTCGGCTGGATCAAGCAGCGCATCGGCGGATCCGTCAAGAACGCCGGCCAGAGCCTCACCGACCTGCTGCGTCGATGACCGAAACGCTCGTGATCGCGCTGCTGGTTTTCCTCGGCACCGTGATCGCCGCGCTCGTTGCCGGTGGTGTGACCCTCGCAGTGCAACTCACGAGGTGGAAAGCCGACAACCACCTGTTGTGGCTGCATAACCGCCAGCTCATTGACCACATCTACCGCGGCAACCCGCCGCCGCCGCCGCCACCCCCGCCGGGCCTGTTCGACTAGGAGGAACCATGACTAACCCGACCGAAACCCCCAACAAGTGGATCCCGCGCCCCGAGATCCGCGCGTGGCTCTACGGCATCGCGATCACCGTCGGCGCCCTGCTCGTCGGCTACGGCGTGCTCACGGCCGAGCAGAGCGGACTCTGGCTCTCGCTCGTCGGCGCGATCCTCACCGGATCCAACGCCGTCGCCGCGAAGAACCTACCGCGGCGGTAGATCATAGCGGCCGCTGCGCCGCGCGAGCGCCTCGCGATGAGCGCTCAGCGCGGCGCGAACGGCCGTATAGATGATGATCCACAGGATCAGGCACGATACGAGAAACACGACGACACCGGCGACGAGGCCAGCCCAAGCGCCGGCCTCGAGCATTTCACTGAGATTCACACCTCGAGGGTATCGGCTATGCGGCGAGCTTGATGACCGTGCCGGCCGCGGCCGCTCGCATCGAGTCGTCATCGAGATGAAGGTAGCGCTGCGTCGTCGCGAGCGAGCTATGCCCGAGCATTGCCTGGACCGCTCGCAGGTCTCGAGTCGCACGGTACGCGGCCGTCGCGCCCGCGTGCCGGAGAGCGTGCGGATGCCAACCCGTCACGCGCTTGATGATCTTGTGCACCGACTGCGGATGCAGGTGCCCGTCGGTCTCGCCTGGGAAGTAGTGCCCATCGGGTAGCGCGCGCTCAAGGACGCGCAGCGCCGCGAGCACCTCGTCGTTGAGGTACACGACGCGGTCCTTATCGCCCTTGCCGCGCACGTGCAGGCGGTCGCCGTCGCGGTGCATCATCTTGAGCGTCGTGATCTCGCTCAGTCGCAGGCACGCATACCGGCCGAGCATGACGAGCGCACGGTCTCGCGCGTCGGCGCTTCGCAGTGCGCTCGCGATCGCGGCATCGGGCGCGATGCGGGGGAGACGTACCGGCACCGGGATCGAGCCGAGCTCGACCGTTGGATCCACCAGGACGAGCCGCTTCGCGACTGCCCACCGGTAGAAGAGTCGCCAACTCGCGAGGATCGAGTGGCGTGTGTCGCGCGCGAGGTGCCTCGTCGCACCGAGCGCGGTCTCGAGATGCTCGTCGTTCGCGAGCGTGAGTTGCACGCGCCGGCCAAGCCGGGCGACGTGCGCGAGGCGCAGCTTAATCGTGCCGTCTGCGCGGCCGGTCGCTTCTAGCCAGGTGGCGAAGCGCGCGATGATCTCATCGTTTTTCAACGGGCTCAT